TGATCGGCGCGAACAACAAAGCCAGATCGCACCCGTACTTCCAAATATCCAGACTTATCGACTGGCCCATGACCGTGATACCGAGCGGCGCAGGACACGCGCCAACCGAGATCGGCCCGCCCCCATCCAGCGCACCGACGTCCACAGAAACGTCATTCGGGTTTGTGCCGTTCAATTCATTGTCTGTAGCCCCGATCGCTGTCAGCGCTTGCTCTTGCGTAATTGCATCCGGGCAGCGGGTTTTCCATTGCTGCGTTAGCAATGCGCATTGAATCGGATCACCACTACAACTAGGCGGAGCGTCGCATGCTAGGCCCCCGCTGGCGCTATCGTCGGCCGTGGGATCCGTATAGCCGTCGCCCGTTCCACCCGACTCCGTGCCGGGCGTCAGCGCGGCCCCACCGGGCCCCACAGCCCCGGAGCCGTCCGTATTGCCGCCCGTACCAGTGTCCCGCGACGAGTTCGTGTTGACGGTCGAATTGTAATAGTTGATCGGCGAGCAAGCACCCGAGCCGGTACAGACTTGCATCGTGTCCGATGGCGTGGCTTTCACGCCGGGCGTGCCATTGTCCGGGACTGGTGGCGTAGGCGCAGAGCCCGGGCAGACGCGAGAGCCGTCCGCTTTGGTGACGCACTTATCCGTGCCCATGCTCTGAATGCAGACGTATTTATCGTTGAAGTACCCGCAATCTGCATTCTTATCCGGCCCTTCGCACCACGTTAGACCGCCCGCACCAGTCTTACACTTCTCCGAAGGATCATCCGTATCCATTGGCTGAAATGCGGTTTGCTCTGTTTCGGTATCACAGGCCAGCCCAGTGAACTGATAATTGGCGAGCCAGTCCCGCGCACCCGAAGGCCCTAGCCGCTTCCAAGTCTGGTTTGCCAACTTGAACGCGCCGCAATTCATTGTTTTCGTGACGCCTCCAACCTTTCCGCTCTTGACACATATCGTGTCCTGCGGATACCAGCTATCCGCCTGATCGTTGGCACTGCCCAACGTCTTGACATTCGCCAAGCTGGCGCAGTCCACCTGCGGCGGAACCGTGCAGGCCCCCGTGACAGTGATATTCGATATCAGGACATAGAAGTAGCCGAGCGGATTAGGCGTGCGAACGTACGAGTACAGCCGCCGCTCTTGCCAAGTATTCGAGCCGGCCGGATACAGCCAGCAGCTTGAAACATACGTGCCGAGATACCCGGCCGCCGCGGCAGCGCTATCGGCAGCCGACACCGCCGCGCCGTACGACGACTGAGCCGCGATGGTGGGCGTCGTGTACCGTTTCGTTTCAGTCGTGCCGCAGTAACTTTGCACGGATGCCGTACCACTGACAGTCCAATTCGCACCCGCACTGCGCGACGTCGGCCAGCTAGGCAGGGTATTGCCGCCCGAATCGACGGGACAATCCACAGCAAACGCCGTCGAAATGCCCGCGACGAACAACAGAATCAGTCTTTGAAGATAATCCACGCAGCACCCGCCAGCGCGACCAGTAGCAACCATCCGGACATTTCGAACCCTCCAAGATCGGCGGGAGCGCACCGGCAAAGATGCGCCCCCACCGTTGGCGACTACATCGCCCGACGCACCCACTTGAACGCCTTGATGGCGACGAGCAGGAGCAGCACGGCCCCACCGATGGCCGTCACCGGCGCAACCTGAGCGCCGATATCGGTCACCACGCCGGTCACAGTGATGGCAGCGGCCTGCGCGAACGCAGGAACCAAGGCAGCAACGCCGAGCGCCAGATGACGCCCGCGCATTACATTGCCCTCCGCACCCACTTGAACGCCTTGATGGCGACCAGCAGGAGCAGAACCGCACCGCCGATGGCCGTCACCGGCGCAACCTGCGCGCCGATATCGGTCACGACGTCCGCAACGTCCACCGCAGCGGCGAACGAAGCGACCGGAGCAAAGGCCAGAAGGCCCAACGCGATTTTCTTGAACATTTCAAGATTCCTCGATTTGCTTTTTGATTGCCCGAAATGCCCAGGCGACGGCCCATAGCGCGAGCATTGCGCCCGCGATGGCTCCACCGTCCTCTAACGTGAGTTCCGGCAACCCTCCCGTTAGCTCCACCCATTCCATGACCCCACCCGCAAGACTGCAATCTGCGGCCAGATCGCCAGTGTTGACGATTGCCGTTGTAGTTCCAGTGCAGAGCGCGGAAATAGCCATTGCAGCTACCTTAAAACGCTGGCGAGCCGGACTGCGGTACAGAAGTCATCTCTGATGCCCTGCCCCGTCCGGCCCACCAGCGGGGGGCCAATTAACCTTGCTTGATCGGCTCGAGCACGACGCGCCCGAGTTCCAAACGTCCGTACTGATCCACCGAAAGCGACGCGCCGCCAAGCTGGTACGCGCCCGGCTTGTACGCACTCGCCTTGTCCTGCACCCGCAGGGAGAACTTCCGCCGCTCGTCATCCGTCACGATGTAAGCGTCCTGACTGTACGCCGTGAACCCCTCGCGCTCCCCGCGCCCCGGAACCTCACGCTGCACCACTTCCGCCGACTTGATTTCAATGCGCATACACAACTCCCGCCCCCTCAGGGCTTAAAGAAAACGAACGTCATCATCCGACCAACCGAGAAAAATAAACTTCGGCTTCCCGCCGAAGAACGTATCTATCACCCATGGCGACCTGTACGCAATACCGAGTGTCCGATTCTCCCACCAGCCAAGAACCCGGCGCAGCACATGACCCGGCTCTGAAAACCCGCGCAACCATCGCGGCGCAAGCCACCAGCGCAGAGTTTCCCGGCTTTCACCTTTCAGCCCTGATTGAGCCCAGAGCCGGGCCCCCTTTGGAAGAAGATGCGCCCGGTCCGTGCCCTTGCTGGCGTACTTCGCCAGATAGCCAACCGCTTTTCGAGCCCATCGGATATTGGATCGGCCGTGCGGCCACCAACCGGACTTGTCCGGCATTGGCAACGTGACGCCCTTCGGCAGCCAGACCATAAGGTGATAGTGGGGGGCCCCCCGTTGCTGCAATTCCAGCACCCAAACCATACGCACCGGCAATTTCCGACGCATAAGCCAAGACCGTACATTGCGGACGTAATCCGACACGTGCCGAGGCTCCCAATCGACGCCGGGCCGATAGGTCACGGTAACGAATGCGGCCTTGAACCGCACCGACGACTGCGTGAGCGCTTCCTGATGGAGCCGGGCCGACGTGATAACGCCCCGCTTCATACGCTGCAAACGCCGCAGCGCCCCGTCTAGCGTGCTACTTGTTTCAATACTGGTAAACCCAGTGGGGCCCCCTGCGGGGGCCCCCCACTCGGATACAGCTTCACAACTGGCCTGCATTGCGGAACGCCTCCACCATCGCACACCGACCGCACAGGGAGCCCTTAGCCCAAGGGTAGCCAACTACCCGCAGACCGCACTTCGGACAGCGCCAACGCACCTTAAAGGCCGTCAGAGCCCAACGACTATGCACAGACATGGAAGGATGCCGCGAACGCGACCGCAACGGCCAGCAGGGCCGCCTCCGAAGCACAAGCACCGCCCATTTCGAGTTTCGACGAGAACCGGGCTTGACAGTGCAGGCAGTGATGCCCGAACACGCCCCCGGCATTATCGGCATCGACCCAACCCATAAGCTGCACCGTGGAAATGTGCCCTTCTACTTTTTCGTCGCCCATAACGCCCCCACCTAGTTAATGACACGCCAAACCTAACCTAAGGCCCACCGGCACGCAACAGGGAAAGGCCGGACTGTTTCACAGTCCCCGCTCCTCGCGCGACGCTGGCGCGTCCTAAGAGCGGCCTGCGGCCTCTGTTTGGCGAGGCATGATAACGGACGAGCCCGAACTGTCGCCCTCACCCTTGGACCCGGAGCCCTGCGAGGAATCCAGCCGCCTAATGTTTTCGGCTTTCTTATCCTCATACGGCCGGGTCGGATCAAAATATTTACCTGCCATGTAATCCCGGCAGACCTGCCCATCGACCTGAGCAACCCCTTGCCCGTCGTGGCATGTGCACTGGAATTTTTCACCGATGCGCATGGACATACAGCCCGTAATCCGGGGAAACGACACGACCTTAGCGACGTCCCGGTAGTACGGAGCCGACCAAGGCCAGATAGGCAGGGCCGGAGTCAAAGACGCAGCATCTAGGTGAGCTTCGCGTAGCGTTTCGACCGGGAGCCCTTCCGCCTGGACGGTTTCCGGCGCCGCGGTTTCTTTTCCACCCATGAGCCGCGAAGTTGCAAACCATCCAAGACCGACGATAGCCAGAACCGACAGACCGAGAACAGCCACCGGCTTGACTGGAAAATCTTTCTTGACCGTATGGATATCGGCGGACTTGTACCACTCGTACCGTTCTTTCGGGAAATCGAACTTGCTGACGAGCGCACGGGACTGCACCGCGCGATCCTGCGGATTAACGCATTCCTCCCATTGCTGGACTGTCGATACTTCGCGGCCGAAACGACGCGACAAATGGATGTGACGGCCCACCAGCTTACGGACTGCGATATCGAGCAGTTGCGGATGCTGCGTAATAAGGAACACATCAAAGCCGCGATGGCGATGCGTTTCGAATTCACGAACGTGAGCAGGGACCGGAGCGCCTTGCTTGCGCGGAGGAAAGACCCGTTGGCACTCGTCAATAACGACGATTGAGCCATCCGGTAGCTCATGCCAAAGCGCGGGATCATCGAGCGGTTTCCAGTCTAGCGTAAGGTCCGGGATACCAGACGAATAAACCTGTCTACCAATAGCAACGCTCGCAGGAAGCGTGCGGAGCGACTCCACCAGCCCGAGCGTATAAAGCGTCTTTCCATTACCCGGCTGCCCCGTTACGAGTACAAGCATTGACCCCCCGACCCAACACTAGACGTTAGTAAACGCGCCTGTATTGCGCGTCCGCGACAGCGCACCCGTCGCCGCATTCAACCCCTTGAGCAGCAGCACCGTACTGCCGGCCGACAAAAGCACTTTCATCGCATCGTCAACCCTAGCCATGCCGAGAATCGTCAAGATGGACGACGACGACGCCCCAAGGTTTTCCCATATGAGCGTTTCGAGATTCGACCAGAGCACGGATATCCCGGTAAACGTCGCCGCACCGAACCCCAACGCAATGAACACCCGACGCGCCAGCGGAATGATGATCGGCCCGAGCGCGACCAGCCACAACAGAACGGTTTGCATTACCACACACTCCTAACGAACAGCAGAGCCGCCGAGAAATAGGCTAGTGCCATGATGATCGGCGCGAACAACAAAGCCAGATCGCACCCGTACTTCCAAATATCCAGACTTATCGACTGGCCCATGACCGTGATACCGAGCGGCGCAGGACACGCGCCAACCGAGATCGGCCCGCC